TTTGATCAAGCCTGAATGAGCTGTAATCGAAGCCTGTGTCTACCTCGAGCAGGTAGGAACCGGATTGGACGACTGTGGCTGGCATTAGGCGACTGCGACGTTGATTGGGCCGCTGCGACGGTTGTATTGACGCAGGGCGTTGACGATGACGTCGCCCAGGCGTGCGTCGGCGACGTTGGCGTTGATGTTGATAGTGACGTTGCCCATGCCGATGCCTCGGTCGAGCGGCACGACCGCCTCGGGGCCCTGCTCGCCGATCATGGCGAGTGTCGGCCCGGTGACGATGCCGCCGTCGGCCAGCATCGGAATCTTAGGCACGCTGAAGCCTCTGCCGCCGAAACCTGGCACCCAGTCGGGCACGGTGAACGACAGTTTGCCGATTGTCGAGTTCCACAGCGTTGCGATGCCGTTGAAAATGGATTTGTAGAAGCCCATGACGGTGTTGAGGTAGCCCTTGATGAAGTCGACGGACGCAGTAATAGCGGTCTTGATGAAACTGAACATGGCGTCGACGCCTTCGCGGAACGTCTCTGATTTCTTGTATGCCAGGACAAAAGCCGCCACGAGTGCTGCGATGGCGATGACGACCAGGCCGATTGGGTTGGCCGCCATGACGAAGTTGAGCGCCGCCTGGGCGACTTTGACGACGACCAGCGTGGCTTGGTACACCTTCATTGCCGCGTTGACTGCGAGCACTGCGACCGACAGGCCGCCGATGACACCAGCGAATACCAGGAACAGTTTGCTGTTTTCGCCTGCCCACGTCGCTAACGGAATCAGTTTGTCGAGCAGCGCGGTTACGGCTGGGAGCAGCGCGGCGCCGATGCTTTCCTGTGCCTCGGCGAATTGAATCGTGAGGTTTTTCATCTTGCCTTGGGTCGTGTTGGCTGCGTCGGCTGCCGCACCTTGGTGGATGGTCAACGCGTTGAGAATGTCGTCAAATTCGGCGCCGACGCCTACGACGGTGCGCAACGACGGATCCATCTTGTAAAGCGCTGCCGTCGAGCCGTTGACGCCTTTGGCGAGGGCCGTCACCACGCTGTTCAGGTCGTTGCCGGTGGCCGCTGCAATGTCCTGGGCGCGTATCAGCAGGTCTTGGGCTTGGTTGGCCGATCCGGTGGCGTTGGCAAGTTCTGCAAACGCTGGGCGCAGCTCGTCGTCTGCGACGGCCGTGAGACGCGATTGGGCGCTGATGAATTCCTCGACGAGACGTATGCCGTCTTCGTTTTCCATGGCGCTTCGACGCAACACCTGGGCCAGCTGATCCTGGGCGGCGGCATCCTCCATCGCTGCCTTGACTGATACGCCGAGGGCAGCGGTGAGGCCTGCGACGGCTGCGGCTGCCGGCACGGCCGCCTTTTGCAGCGCAAACTTGGCTTTGGCGCCAGCGCCCTCCAGCTGCTGGAATTCTTTGACTGCGCGCTTGATGCCTTCACCATCAAACTCGGAGACAATAGGAATTGTGACTGCCATGGTCAGTTCAGCTCTTTCGACACGCGTTGCATTAGGTCGTCAACGATACTTTGGATTGCATCCTCGACGCTGGCGCGGTTCTTCTCATACACCGGCCACATGACGCGAGACGGTTTGCCGAATCGGCTAGTCAACGAACGGATCATGGCGCGGCCCTGCGGTGTCGTGCCGCCGGCTTTGCCTGCCATGTCAAACAGCGTCGCGGCTTTGCTGTTGGTGCGAATGTAAAACGTCGCAAGATGCGAATAAAAGCCTGCGCTGTGGCGACGCGGTCGTTTGCCACTGACGCCTGCCACTACTTGGTTGGGTTTGAATGAGTACGGCAAGATTGCGTTTTTGCCTGCTGCTCGACGTTCCTGGGCTTCTAATCCGGCCACAACGTCGCGCCTAAACGTGCTGGCGGCGACAGGCCGCTTGCTGCTCGGATCCCATGGTTCGGCAAATCCTGACAACGGTGCGTCTTTAGGCATTGCGGCGCCGATGGCTTTGACAATGTCGCTTACGACTTCTTTGTACCGTTTCGTCAGGTCGCGGCGTGCGCTTTTGTCAATGTTGTTGAGCACGCGCAATGCGTCCTTGATGCCAGCAACTTCTAGCGTCGTTTCAACGGGCATTGGCTTTCCTGCTCACCAGCTGCAACGTAGCCAAATCCTCCAGGTCGAACACGACGTCTGGCGGCCAGAATCCGGTCACGAACAGCACCTCGGCTAGCTGCCGTCGGTAGCTGCCGCTTGCGTAGGGTTTGCCGGTGACGCCTCCACGACCTCGAGCGCGGTCACGCTCGGAATCCAGTCGTCGTACGTGCGCGCGTCGCGCTTCTCGGCGTTGAGACAATGCCAGGCCATGTACAGCATGTCGTCCATGCCGAATCCGTTTTGGAGTTCGGTGAACTTGGCTTTGTTGCGGCGCTCCCAGGCGACGACGGTTGCCAGGCTGGTCGTGACGTTGTCAACGACTTCTTGACCGGCAGGTGTCTTGTAAGACACCTTGAACGTCAGTCTCATGGCGTCGTGTCGACGACGAGCGCGCCTCCGGTCACTTCGATCTCCAGGGTCTCAAGCTCGCCCACGGTCGAATTGACGACGTCTGCACTGGCCAGCAGGGCGCCGGTCAGTTGATACTCGGGGTTGGTGGCCGACACGGCCGCCGACGATCCGCGTGCGGCTGCGTACACGTTGGTGCCGACGAGCGCCTGGATGGCGACGCGCGTGGTCGCGTTGACCATGATGGTTGCGGTGATGCTGGGGTCTGAGAGGCCTTTGACGCGGTAGCGGTAGGTGACGCCGAACGTCGAGGCATCCAACGCCTCGTAGTTGTCGGTGAAGGTCACGTTGGAGCACTGGTCGGTGTAGTCGACGGCCGTGCCGGATGCGGCACCGAGCTTGAATACGCCTGAGCTGAGATTTGTGGTTGCGGTCGCCATTGTGCAGGTCTCCTAGTTGATCGGAGGGCGCTGCACCCTGTAGTTGAGTGTAGCCGTTCTATGGACTGACTTTGGTGTTGATGGTCAGCTCGTAGGCCGGATAATCGGCGCCACCGTACGAGACGGTGGTCGGTCGGGCGGCGGTCAAACCGATTTTGGCGGCTCGAATCAGGTCGGCTTTGTCGAGCAGGGAGTCGAGCGTGTTGTTGTCTCCGATGCCCAGGGCGACGATGACGACGCGAAATTCCATGTCGGCGTTGACGTTGGTGCTCAACGTGATGCTGGGCGCCTCGACGATTGCGCACGGTGGATTGATGTTGCGCGGATCGTTGAACACGGTGAGGCCGCTGATGGTTTGCAGCTCAGTGACCAGTTGGTCGTAGCCGTCCTTGAACATGCCCATGTCAGGCCACCTGTGGCTTGCCGACTCCGAGCAGTCTCAAGATTTGGCCGTAGTTGCCGGTCACCGGGCCGCCTGTGGCAAGCGGATCAAACGACGCGAAGGCCTCGGTACTGCCACGTTCGCGGTACAAAATTGACGCATACTGCGTCGCCGCAAGCTTGCAATCAAGGCCTGGCACGGTGCTTGGCGAATCCCAGTAGCCGGCTTCCTGGCGACGACGGTAGGCGAATGCGTTGGCTGCGCCCACGGCCATGGTGGCGACGTCAAGTTCGGCGCTCGGATTGGTGAACGTGAAGCCGAGGTAGTCCTCGAGGTCGCCCAACACGATCCACGTGCAGGTCACGGAATACGTGACGTTGCCCGATGCGGCTGCACGTTCTGCGTCGTCCGTGGTCAGCGCGAACAGCACCTGGTTGGGGATGATTATGTCGTAGTCGTACTCGTAGTCGCCCTGCTCTGAGACGCCGGTGAAGTAGTACTCGGGCAGCGCCAGGATGACGTGCGTGCCGTTCCAAGTGGCGTTGATGCCGCTGATCGTGATGCTCTGGCCGACCTCGAACTCGAGCGGTTGGAGCAGCTGAACGACGGCGACGTTGTCGACCACCTGTTTATGGGTGACCGTGTACGTCGCCATCGCTCAGACAGTCCCTGGAGGAAGGAACTTGCTTAGGCGATTTCGACGAACTTGCTGGCGTCAATCATCAGCGTCGCGAGGTAGCCGCGGAACTTGATGATGCGCGCCAACGATCCGTCGGTGGCCTCGACTTGGATTGCGCCCTTCTGCTGTTCGTAGATCTCGAAGCCGTCTGCGGCGCCGATTGCCATGAAGTCGCTCTCGTAAGGGCACACGACGACCTGGAGGCCGAACGCGTTGCCGGCGAGCGTGCCAGGCGAGACGTTGCCAAAAGCGTTCATCGGGCCGATCTGTGGGAACAGCGGACGGTCAGCGGTGTCGCTGAGCTGTCCGAGTGCGCCCCAGAACGACGGCGACACGAACATGTGCGTCGGCAGGTGCGTGCTGGCGTTGAGGATGGTCTGCGACGCGCCGTAGATCCAGGCGACCCAAAGAGCCGGGTCGGTGGTGTCGAATGCGGCGCGCGTGGTCGTGATGCCGGCCTTCAGCGCGGCTTCGACTGCGTCCTCGGTCTGCTTGCCGTATTCGCGTGCCATGTCATCCAAGAGGCCGGACAACACTTGCGGTTCCGTCCAGTCGATGTCTTCCTCGGACAGCTTGACGTAGCCGCCGTAGACGGCCTTGGTCACGTCGTTGTTTGACACGACGTAGGTGCCTGCGTCGAGCGGCTGGTTTTCGCCGTTGCTGAGGCCGATGGTCGTGTGCGTGGTGACCTTCGGGCGACGGAACACTTTGCCGCCACCGGGCATCGCGCGAACGCCGATTGCGTCCATCACCGGGCGACGACCGACCAGGTTGTTGTACACAGAACCGACGATGGGCTCGGGCAGGATGCCAGGAGTGTCGGCCGTGGTGACGTCCGGGGCTGCGGCGCGGATGTTGGCAAGAAACTCTTGCGCGACTGCGCCACCAGTGCACAGCTTGCTGATGTATTCAGCGGCGCTCGGCAGCTTGAATTCGCGCTTGGCTTCGGCCCAGATCAACTGCGGTGCAGGTGCAGGCGCGGGAACTTCGGGTGTTGCTTCGACCTTGTCGGACATTGGTGTCTCCTGTTGTGGTTCGGTCGCTGCAACCTCTGTAATCGTAGCACCCTTGAACGCCGGTACTGCGACTAGCGACAACTCTACCCACTCGGCGGACGAAATGACCATGGTGCCGTCGTCGTCGTACCGGGCGTCTTTGACGTCGACGCCGACCGAAACCGAGTCGATGGCTTCGTCTTTCACGAGCTCAAGCATGTCGTTGCCATCGCTGGTGTTGCTGATTTTAGCGGTGAACAGCATGCCGTCTTGGCTGTCCAGGCGTGCCGTGACGACGCCCACGATTTGCGACGAGTCGTGGTATTTGAGCAGCTTGGGCTTTTTGCCGGTGACCGGGAGGCTGCCGCGCTCGAACTTGACGCGTGTGCCGTCGGAGACGGTGGCGACCGTGTCCCACGGTACGGCGATGCCCGAGATGGTGCGCGGATTCTCGCCTTCCTCGGCGAGTACGAACGTCTTGTCAGCGGTGAGCCTGATCATTCCTGGTCTCCTTGGTTGGTAGGTAGCTGGCGAGCCGGTGCAGCGATTTCCGACTCGCCAGCGTCTTGGTATTCCTCCAGGTATGCCTCGACGTCCAGATAAATGTAGCGGCCTCGCGGCGTCACGTTGTTCATTGACAACGTCTGCTCGATGCATTCGATGAACGGTTTGGCGCCGAACAGGTAGAGGTCTTGGCGTGCTTGCAACGCGTTTTGGTACGTCATGCCCGATCCTGTCGGTGCGCCGACGAGGTACGGAGGAATGTTGGCGATGCGCGCCATTTCGAGCGCTTGATAGGTGCGTGCCTCGGTCAACTGGAGTTTGCTCGGATCCATGTAGGACTCTTTCCAGTCGACGAACTGGTTGAGTGCGGCGATGGCGTTGTTGTTGCGCGCAGCTGCGAACGCAGCGGCCATTTCGGACAGTTCTTCGGCGCTCAGCGGCTCACCTTCGGTCTGTTTGAGCACGCCTGCCGGCGTCTGGTTTTTGGCGAAGCGTTCTGCCGATGTGTCGAGGTTGAGGTTGGTGCGGATCGCCCTGGCGCCCATCGTGAGCAGGCCTTGGATCGGCGAGATGAATTGCACGACGTCGTTGGGGTCAAGTTGGTAGCCGTTGAACGTGATTTGGCGCGACGGACCGAAATACTGAGGCCCGGCTTGGTCACGAGTCTGCACGTTGCTGGCAGGTATCCACGTGAACGCGTTGGGGAATCCGTTGCCCAGGCGGCTGGTGACGATCCAGAATGCGCGGCCGTAGAACATCAGGTCGTCGACAGTCCACGACAGCATGAAGTTGCGCGTGACGTTGGGGTCGGGTTGATGGAACCATGTGTCGTCGGGCAGGTCGATGTCCTCGTAGTCGTCGTCCACCCATTGACGGCCGTATTGGCGAATCTCCAGGCAGCCGACCATCGAGCAGATCAGGTCGCGTGCGCGTGAGATGGTCGGGATTTGGATGGCGGCCAACCGGTCGAAGCCGGTCGTGTACGTCATGAAGTTGCCGACGTAAGGGTCGCCTGCCGCTGCGGCGACACCGATGCTGTTGTCGTTCTTGACGGCTGTTATCGGTTGACGCTTGAGTGAGAAAATCGGCATGGTGCTCTGAGTCTACGCCGACGACGCAATGACAGGTCGGCTCACCATCGGGCGTGGTCGCGCCGACATGCCGACCGCCCACACCAGACAACGCGCGAGCTCGATCGGCCCGGACGATTTGGTGGAGCTCAACGCGATTGCGCCTGGCGTCTTGACCGCAATGGCACGACCGACGTGCTCGGCGAGCATCGTCTCGCCAGTGTGCGCGACGCGGCCTTCGTTGATCAGGTTTCTGACTGCCGACGTGTACCGCCCGATTTCTTGGTAGCCGACGATGACGCGCGTGCGCTGCAAATCGGTGGGGCAGTTGACGTCAAGCGTCGGCGTGATGGCGACGGTGAGCCGTGGGTTGTCGGCAATTTGTCTACGCACGTTCTCCCACAGTTGTGTAATCGTTTCGCACATGAACGCGACAGTCGCAGTCAGAGTCCCAGCAGAGTTGCCGTTGCAACGAACCGCGACGTAGCGGCCGTCGTCCACGGCGACCTCGACCGCCATGATTCCACCGGGCAACGGTGGCAGCTCGGTGCGCAACGATTCCCAACGTCCAGGCGGCAGCCACGACAATTCGGATTGCACCCACAGGTTCACGCTAGATCGCAGGAAGCCGGCACGGTTGGGCGATTTGGCTTCTTGCTCGATGACGCGTATGTCGAGCGTGTGACCGAGCGCAGGGTTGGCGTACTCCCACGCGGCCGGGCTCATCGGATCAAGGTCGGGTGGGGGCGAGTACTCGGCGAGATACACGCCGATGGATTTGTGTTCGTCGATTGCGCGGATGCCTTGCTCACGCCAACGCATCATGGCGACCGATTCCTCGGTGCCGGCCGTCGACCACATCGAGCACAACGGATTCGGTTTGGCGCGTTGCGTCGGCAGCAGGCCGACGTCAAGCGTGTCCTGGTCGATGCCGAACAGCTCGTCAACGACGATCAGGTCGCAGCTCATGCCGTGACCTGCTGACGGCCTGGCGGCTTTGACGTACCACGTGCTGTCGCCAATCTTGACGCTGTTGCGACCGTACGCCCAGACAGCCTTGACGTCAAACTTGGCTTCAAGCACAGGCGCAAGGTCTTGGAACAGTGCGACCGCCAAATCAAGTCGGTGCGCGGTCGTCAGAATCGTCTGTGGCCCGGCGTCGATTGCGTGACGCGTCAGCCACCAGCCGAGCAGCGCTTTGAGTGCGACCGTTTTGCCGTTCTGACGTGCAACCGAGACGAGTGACATGCGGTTGCACCATTGTCCGTCGGCATCAACAGAGAGCTGCGCATCCAATACGTGCCGCTGCCAAGGCATGAGCTCAACACCGAGAACGTCTCGAGCCCACTCTGCCACTTCAGGCCCATACGATCCGGCTGCATCCGTGACGACCGTTTCGATTCTCGGGAGGTCATGACCTTTCCCTTTCCGTTCGGGCGCTTTCCCTTTCCGTACAGAAAGAGATGGGCGCGGGGTCATTTCGCGTTTCGAATCCAAAAACGATTTGCGTTTTGCGTTTCGTTTC